GGAGACCATACGGCTTTCAATTTACGTGTCTTAGCAACAATCGGTAAAGACCGAAGTTCTAAATTGACTTCAGGAATACCTAATGTATCAGTAGTCGCATCACCAGTTCTATCTTCAAAGTCACCTCTGTTAGTAGCATTAGGTTCTTGTGAGTAATCTACTGTCCATGAACCAGATGCTGTATTTGCATCAGATGCAGATACAATTAACTGTACATTAGTACCAACAATTTTTGTAAATTGTTGTAATACATACGAGTCTGAAGTAGCATCAGTAAAGTTCCAAGACCTAACTGATTTCTTATCAGGACGTACTAATGTAGCCAAAGGTATAGAGACTTTATAGAATTCATCACCCGAACCCAAGGATGATGATATTTCTGAATTAAAGTCAATATCTGAAAAGGATGCTGCCACACCGACTCCAGAAGCTAGTCCAGCTGAAGATGTTTGATTTGATGAATAGCCATAACGACCAGCTCCATAAAATCCACTATCTTCACCGTAAGGACCAGTTGATCCAGATGGTGTGTTAGGACCAGTGTTACCACCTAGGGATTGCCCGGATGTCATTTTACCAGCACTTGTACCATACTTGAAATCAAGATAAAATACAAGACCGGAAGGTAAGTTCATTGGTTGAACAGAAACTAATTCCTGTGCAACAATGTTACCAAATACTCTTCGTACCAAAGGTAGAGCAACTCCTGACCATTCTTCATCACCTACACCAGCACCAGCTGATGGGGATGTAGCAGAATTCTCAGATATTAATTGACGAGCCTGGTTTTCAAGCAATACAGCCATACCAGATTTTTGCCAATCGTTATCCATGCCTTCTAAAAGGCCAGATTTACTCCATTTTGTTACGAGTTTTTGTGATTCTTCTTTCTGCTTCCTCATAGGGGAAGGGTCGAGAAGTGTGTTTATATCACTCATTTTCGTTCTCCAAAATTAATTGTGATTAATCATTTAAGATGCCAGCAAGTTTCTTGAAACGGTCTGCGACTTGATTCTCTTCCGAGATAATCTTTGTCTTTGGTGCAGTTGTTCCAGCTTTTTTACTAGCAAATTCCTTAATTTCATTCTTTTTAACTGAACCGGTGTCACTATAAGATTCTGCCAAAGTAGAATAAACCAATTTGATTTCACGAGTTGTTTGAGCTCTATCAAAGGTCTCAACAATCTTGAGTTTTTGGTCATTACTTAGGGCAAACTCTTTAAACAAACGATTTGTGTATAAAAGTTTTGCATTAAGGATGTTAACTTCATGAAGCTTATCACGTAAATACGTAACGGCTTCCTTATATTCATTAAGCTCTGTTTGCATAGCATTAACAGATTCATGAACTTCAGTATCTTCTTCAGATTCAGGTGTAGATTGTTCATCAACTTCTTTTTCATCTTCATCTTCATCTTCTTCTTCCGTAATATTAACTGTCTCTTCAACTGCTTCTTCTTCTAAATCTTCATCAGATTCATCGGATTCGGCAATTTCTAGTTCAAGTTCTTTAATTACAGCTTCAAGATCAAGTTCTTCGGAGTCATCGGCTTCTGCGTCATATTCCATTTCTTCTTCATCTTCTTCAGATACTACTGGGGCATACTTCACGCCATCGATTTCAATGATTCCTTCTTCTTCCATTTCTGGTTCCATTTCTGGTTCAGATTCTTCATCGTCATCAGCAAAAGGATTAGGATCTTCATCACCTTCTTCTTCATAGCGAGCCATATCTTCAGCTTCTTCCTCATCCTCATCTTTATCAGCAAAAGGATTATCATCTTCTTCAATATCATCTTCAGCAAGTTTTGCTGATAACATTGATTTCAAATGCGGAGTAAAAGCTTCTTCTAAAGCCATCTTAGCGTTTTGTAGTGCCGTTTCACGAACTGCTTTTGCATCTGCAATAGCTTCTTTTAGTAAATCAGACATAATTGTCTCCATATATGTGTTATATTGGAATAAAGTTATTCTAAAACTTTAATAGGAATTTCTATTTTAGACACCATATAGACATGGTGTATTGAGGTTATATATAAGTATAAGTAAAAACTAAAAACTAATCTTTTTGTGAGATTTTTATATTCAATGCTCTTAGTTTACCAAGTCGTCTTTTTTTCGCAGATTTCTTTTCATAACTTTCCCGCTCTCGTAATTCTAATAATAAGTTAGAATTCTTTACTCTTTTTTTAAATTCTCGAAGAGCTCGTTCAATATTATTATCCTTTACCATTACGTGCATTAATGTATTGTTTTGTTTCTGTAAATCTTTTTTATCTTTGTTATTCATTTTCATCTTCTTCTATTAATTGTGCTTCTGAAAGGCATCCACGAGATACTGCAGTATGGGCATCTTCTATTAAAACTATTTCTGAAATTGGTATTGGAAATTCATCTTGGTCAAATTGCTCATTAAAGACATCTAAAAATCCCTTTACTAATGATGTACCACCACCTATTACGATAGGTACTGGTTCTGGAAAGTTAGGTACATTTTCAACACCTTCAAACTGAACCTTTAAGTTAGTTAAAAGATAATTAATCAAAGCACCATAATAAGAACGAATTGCAATCAATACGTTTGCCTCATCGGTATCTTCTTCATAAATATTTTGATAAGTCGCACTACTTAAATCTAATGTAGTGGATGTTTCTTTTATATTAGTCACTTTAGCCTGTGGAACACCCGTATCCATAGATACATTTTCATCTACCCAATCTCCACCACGACTTACACTAAATGATAAAGCAGTCATCCCTTGATACATAACTGCTATGTTACACATACCAGCACCCATCGAGATAGCTACTCCTGTTAGTTGTGTATCAACTAATCCCTCGTATCCAATAGCAACTGCTTCTTCAATTACCTTTACGGTATATCCATATTGTTCAATAATTGTTTTCAGTACATCTTCATGGTAACTTGTTTCTCGTTTAACATCAATGGGTTTTGATGGAATACAATAAACACACGTTTCCTTACCTTTAGCCTCACCCAAGAGTTCACCGATAATAGCATTTAGTACCGGTAAACTATCTTTTTCAGTTGGATTTAACAAACCACTTTTCATTGGTCGCCTTAATTCTGCTGTACTGAATATTTGAGCATAATTAAAGGCGTGTTGACCAACGATATGTACTTTATTGGCCTTTTCGACAAAGGGAATTCCTTGTCGTTTTAGCATTCTCTTGACTTGGTTCACCTCCCCATCGACAGTTAAGAATGCATTTCTTTGTTTTTTAATTGTATCTTCTGTGGCAGCAATATAAAATGATGTTCCGCAGTCAAGTCCTTTTGCCATCTTTATTCTCCCCATCAATCATCACTACTTCTTTTATACCAGTAGTTAAATATGAATTTATTTTCTTGATTGGATATCCAGCAGTATCTAATTTTGTATTCCCATCTTTGTCATAAAGATACTTGGTTGATTTTTTAGCCATATTATAAACCTCTTAGTTTTTTTAATTTATTCTTTTGGGTTTTTACTTTACCCTGGATAACTTCATCTAATTTAACCGTTGATGATGTTGGTTTTTGTGTATTGATTTGTTTTTTCACTTCTATATCAACGTGACTTATTTGTATTTTTTTTCTAGGTAAGTCAACTTCAACAGATGCCGGTGTTGATAGTATTTTATTTTTTTGTTTTTGTACCTTGTCATAAAACTTATTTAATAATATATAGGTTATTATTCCTATCTGCCATAATAATAAAGAACAGAATAGTAATTCGTTAACCATCTCCCTTGACGGCCTTAGAAATCGCATCTCTACGTTTCTTTAAATATGCATCACTATCATCTGTATCACCATCGTTATCAACATCATCATCTTCATCACCGACTGGATCTAAAGCCTCATCAATATCATAGTAACGATTCAATATATTTCCCATATCTTCGTAAAGAGCAGAAAGTCGTTGATTAGTGGCATTTGCCTCGACAGCAGTTTTTCTAAACTGTCCTGTCAAACCTTTAAGTTCTTTCATGTTTCTCTTTACACTCACGGCATCAAACCAATCATTCGTTTCACTTAATACGTGATTTTGAGCAGCTTCAGCCATTTGAGCTAATTGTTTAGCCGCTTCCATAATGTTATTATTGACTTGGATTTGTTTTCCAACTCTAGCATATGACTTTACGGCTTCAATTACTTCATATTTATTTACTACAGGTTTTTCATCAGCCATTATTCCTATGTCTTCGATGATTCCCATTAATTTTATATTTCTCATAATACTACCTTATTTTTAAACAATTTATTATATTGTTCTTTAAGTGGATGATTTGATTCATTTCGTGTTAATTTCTTACTGATTCTTTCTTTTACGAATTTATCGGCTAAATGTTTTTCTCTACCGTATTTAGCATTTTCCCATTTCTTTTGCAATGATGTCGGTAAGTCAGTTTCACTTAACCCGCTATTTACAAATGAAGTAATTCTTCGTGCATCAACTCCTGGTATCTTACGGTATCTGAATTCTTCTAATCCTTTTAACCAAGACTTGACTTCTTTGACAGTTACTCTTTTATCGACACCCTCATCAACTCTTTTATATTCTTTTCCGTTATATTTAATGTAATCTTTCATATTAATAAATATATTCTATTTAATTTTACCTAATGATTTCTGTGCTATCTGTAATAGTTTCATAGCTTCCTTTGGTTTATCATAAACACCCTCGCCTTCAGCATCGTTATGTTCTCCAATCATCCACTCAATTTCTTCTTGTGCATTTCTTAAATGATTTGAAAATGGACTTGCTACTTTTTCATTTACGGATTCATGTTTTTCATCATCTTCATCATCAATATCAATTGCCTTTTGTGTGGATTTTGAATAAGCCTGCATAGATTTCATCTCCTGTTTAATGACACCGCGAAGTTTTTCCCTTAGAGTCTCTTCCTTTTCCCACTTTTTAGCCATTTCTGGGTCGTTTGCGTACATCCATTTTCTCTGTTTGTCTGATTTAAAAGGCATTTACTTATTTTCTTTAATCCAACCAGTATTATGTTCACAAATACCTTTCAAAGTTTCAATAGCTCTGATATATTTGTTAGCGTGAGATTTCTTAACATTCTCTAATACTTCAGTTACAGGTAATTCATTTAATTCACCTATCATTTTCATAATAGATTCATTAATCATACCAACAGCTTCCATTATCTTCTGTCTTTCTTGAAGTTTCGTTGCCTTTTCCTTCAGTTTACCAGATTTAACGGCGTACTCTTTTTGAAATATTTTAACATCATCACTAAGACTACGAACTTTCTTACCCTCGTTAATACGTTGTATTTCTTCCTGAATTATTTCTTTAATTCGTTTTTGTGTTATTTTCATTATTAGCTCCCATCATTATTACGATGTTTCTTTAAAATTTTATTCCAGACTTTATAAGAACTCTCCATATCTTTTAATGCTGAATTGAGTTTCTTTCCTACCTTGTCCATATGTGTGTGGTATTCTTTTGTTGCTGCTTGATAATTTGCTCTACTATTCCAATCATACATATCGGACTCTGTTGGACCGAAGTCGTTAAAACGTTCTAATTCGTTGAACATTCTTCCCCACTTATATGCATAATCAGAAACATCATTTTGTTTTCCAAATATAGGAAGTTTTGATTCCTTGATTGGTTCTTTTGGTTTATTCTGATGTGTTCCCATTACATCCTTAAAGGTAGGAAGTGGATCACCAAATTCTCTCTTGGTAAACCCAGGAGAACCTTCTTTTAATAATTTTTTTAATTTAATCATTTACTTTTCTCCAGAACAACAATCACAACTACATGATTTTGTACATTTACAGTTTTTACAAGAACACATATTATTTCTCATTAAAATGCCCCTTCAATAGCATCATAATCACTATACATTCTTTTTGCACCAGTGAATAACATCTTATCTAATTTTTCTCTGACTTTCATCAAATCATTCATTTGGTTCATTTGGTTATGTAATACTATTAATGCA